TTTCAAGAACATCTGTCTTATCTATGCCCTCACGCTTGGCAAGGGCGGCCAGCAGTGTCAGGGCGTTTTCCGTCAGACGGAAGCTGGTGGGTTGCTTGTCTGGCACGCTTCGAGTATAGTGCTAATAGCGCTACGTTGGCAAGAGGTGATTTTTATGGAAGACGTCAAAAGGCAAGCACGCCGGGTTATCCTTCCGGTCGCCATGCTCACGGAATACTTGGTCAGGACTTCGCCGGAAGCGTTGCCGCAAGCGCGGCTGCTGGAAATTCATTCAGACGTGCGCACCCGCCGCGTGATTTTGCACCTGGAAACAAAAACGGACCAGGTGAAGGACGAGGCGGGCCACCCCGTCCCTTTGGACCATGCAGTGAACTGGGACGAGGTATTCGGCGTTATTCCCTGCGAAGCCAGTGGAGAAATGACGCCGGTTGAGGACATCACTGTCTCGCGCAAGGCCTGGCAGGAATTGAAGACCAAGTATGAAGCGCTGCTACGCAGGTATCCCCCGGGAGTATGAGAGAACCACCGCAAGTCACCATAGTCGTGCCCATCTGGAACAAGGACGAGAATGCACGGCTGCTGTGCCGCAGGGCGATTGCTTCCATCGCCAACTATGTGCAAGTCCCTTATGAGCTGCTCTTGATTGACAACAACTCCCCCTGTGCAGCCCTACCGGGAAACCTTATAAAAGAATCAGTACGGGATTGGAAGACAGTTTTTCTTCCCGAAAACATAGGCTTTGGTCCAGCCTGCAACATTGGTTTGAAGCTCGCCCGTGGCGAATATTTTTGCCAGATGAACACCGACGCGGAGCTGGTTGAAGACTCCGTTTACATGCTTATCCAGGTCATGCAGATTCACAACTTGGCCGTTGGAATGCCAGAGCACTTTGAGAACTGCATGCACTACGGCATGGGCAAAAGTCAAGACCTGATGGGCACAAATTGGCGGTTCGGAGCGTTCTACGTGGCGCGCACGGCGGCGATGCGCCAGGTGAACGGCTACGACGAAGATTTTGAGATGTGCTATTGGGAGGACACAGACTTGTGGCGCCGACTCGAGGAAAAAGGCCACAGGATCGCGGGATGGCGGGGAACATGGGTGTCGCATTGGGGTGGTGCTTCGAGTCATCCAGAGCGGGATCGCTTTTTTGCGGAAAACCGCGAGAGGTACGCCAAAAAGTTGCACGGAGGTTGACATGCAAGCATCCTTGGATGAACTGGCGTTGCAGGCGATTACGGCGCCGGAGGCAGTTGGGGCCACATACCAGATCGCCAAGGCCCTGATCGTGGAAGGTATTCCCGGCGACCTGGTGGAGTGCGGGGTCTATGCCGGCGCGCACCCGGCCGCAATGGCCAAAGCCATCTACGACACAGGAGCGCGCGGCCGAAAAGTTCATTTGTTCGATTCTTTCCAGGGAATCCCTATGGCTGGCCCCAAGGATCGCAGATGGCACAACGATGATCCCGTCCATAGACCTTACGGCGAGCCAGGCAAGGCGGAGGTCACCAGTTCGGGAATTTCCGTATGCTCCCGCAGAAATGTTGAGTTGAACATGGAGCGGTGGGGTGTTGACCCCGATGTCCTGGTGTATCACGAAGGATGGTTTTGCGAGACGATCCCTGGATCGCTCATGGGAAAAATTGCCCTTCTCAGGTTGGATGGGGATTTGTACGAATCCACCAAGGAATGCTTGGAGGGGCTTTATTCCAAGATCAGCCGCGGCGGATGGTGTATCTGTGACGATTTCACGCTGGATGGTGCAAGGGAAGCGGTCATGCCTTATTTGATGAAGCTGGAAAATTGCCCCGTGTATTGGAGGGTCTTGTGAGAGCTTTGGTGAACGTGGCGACGGGCGGCCGATATTTGGCCATGCAGGATCGTATGCAAAAAGCCGCACGGGAGTTGGGAGAGAAAAGAATTTCCCACTGGCGGGGGTGTCTTCCGCCGGGCGCGCCTTCGCACAAGGATGTGCCCTACGCTTTCAAGGCACATGCTCTGAAGCACGCCCTGTGGATAGGCTGTGATACTCTGCTTTGGGTAGACGCTTCGATTCTGCCGGTGCGTTCATTAGAACCTCTGTGGGACCGGATCGAGTCGCAGGGGTATTGGTTCAGCGAAAATTTGCCGTTCGGCCGGCAGGATCTTCCCTGCTGGACTTGCGGGCCTTGGACGTGCGATTCTGCTTTGGCCCCCCTCAAGATCGATCGGGAAACAGCATTCAAAATCCCGCAAGTAATAGGAACGGCCTTCGGGTTGAACCTCAAAGACTTGCGCGCTCGGGCTTTGCTGAACGAATTTCTGCTGCTGGCTGAGGAGAAGACGGCGTTTCAAGGGCCCTGGACTAATGAAGCGCACCAAGCATCGCAAGATCCCCGTGTGCTGGGCCACAGGCACGATCAGACCGTACTGTCCGTGCTGGCCTGGCGCCTGGGGATGAAGCTCACTCGGCCGCCCGCGTGGATCGTGGACGGTATCCCAAAGACTGAAGAAACAATCCTGTCGATCGAGAGGTGAAGCATGACGCCAATTTTTTCGATCTGCCACGCTACAGCGCGCCCTCGAAAGTGGAAGGATAGCTACACGGCCTGGTGGGACTCCTGCAAAAATCCCGACCGGGTGGAGTACCTCATGGCCGCGGATTCCCGATGGGGATTCGATCCAAGCAGGCCTCCCTTCTTGAACGCTCTATCAAAAGTTCACTGGTGCACAGGCGAGAAACGAGCCATCGCCGGCTGGAATGAAGCCGCGGTGATCTCCCAAGGCCGGGTGCTTATTGCCAACTCCGATGACATGCGGCCGCCTCAGAATTGGGACGAGGAGTTGCTGAAGATCATTCCCGACCTGAACGCGGAGTTTGTGGTGGAGGTTTCGTCGGGTTTCCTTGCGGATGACCGCCGGCTGATGGTCCTCTACATTCTCTCGCGGCGCCGCTATGAGAAGTTGGGCTACATTGCAAATCCAGCATACCAGGCCTTGTGGGTGGACAACGAGTTCACGGAACACGCGCGCCAGGATGGTATCGTTATAGACGCGAGGCATTTGCATTTTCACCACTGTCATCCGCACCAGGATGGCGGCGAGTGGGACGAGGTTTACGCGAGCGGAAACACGCCGGAATCCTGGAAGCAGGGTCAGGAATTATTCAATCGCAGGAAAGCGGCGGGATTTCCAAAGGAGTGAAAAGGAGCATTATGGCAGGCAAAGGCGGTACGGAAACAACGTCCTTTCAGGACTACGATCAGGGAGCAAACAGCGCAGCGCCCATGAGCGAGTTTGGTACGGAATTCGAGCCCCAGCGTCGAGCGTGCACGGATGAGGAGTCCGGTCAGGATTCCAAAGCCACTGGGCACCACGAAGAAGAGGACGACGAAGAAGAGGACGACGAAGAAGAATAAAAACGGCGCGGCAGCCCCCGCCGAGAAGCCGCCACGCCGAACCAAGAAGAAACGCTCCTGGGTTCAGTATGCCACAAGTCGATGTAATCACGCCAACGATTCCAGAGCGGGCGGAATTGCTGACAGAAGCTGTTGCCTCTGTCCATCGCCAAACCTACCTTGATGTAGGCCACCTGGTGGGCGTAGATACGCGAGGCCGCGGGCCCGGATTCATTCGCAACGATCTGGTGCAAGGATCCGACGCGGAGTGGCTGGTGTTCCTGGATGACGACGACCTGCTGGACGACCAGTTTGTCGAGTGGATGGTAAAGGCGGCGCAGGAGCAGAAAACCGATTTGGTATATGCTCCTTGCAGGTATCCTCCAGGCGCCCCTTGGCGGCCGCCTATTTCCCGGTTCGATCCGGATAGGCTCCGCGGCGCCAATTATATCCCGGTCACCGTTCTGATGCGAAGGGCCATCTTCGATCAGGTGGGCGGCTTCAAGATCACAGCGCCGTACGAAGACTGGAACTTGTGGCTTTCCTTGTTGGACGCCGGCGTGGTGTTCGGCTATTTTCCGCACGTGTGCTGGACGTATCGCTTACACGCTCACCCCTGGAGGCCCGTACGGTAGTTACCGATGAAAAGCCGGGCCTTCGTTCCGAGGAAAAACTTTCCGGCCAGGTAAGAGATGCGCTTGCCGGCGAGGACTTGCGCCAGCAGCAGATCAAGCACCTGTCCAAGGTTCAGCTCCGGAAGCTGGCTAAAGCGATTCTGGCGTTCAGCGAAATGATGGCTGACATCCAGCTTCACGCGTACCAGCGGGAATTTGGGCAGCGCGTGATTCTTTCGGTGCTGCGGTCGGATTCGGAAGATGTCACGGGTCTGTTTTCGCGCCAGTCTGGGAAATCCACTGTGGTGGCCGTCATCGTGGACGGCATGATGGTAATGCTTCCCCTGCTGGCGCAGATCACTACGAATCCGGATAAGGAAAATTCGCCGCCCGTGTTCGCGGATCCCCGCATTCAGAAATTCAAGAATGGCTTTTGGGTCGGAATTTACGCCCCATCCCACGAGCAGTCAGGCCTGTTGTTCGACAAGATCCTGCACTACCTGCATTCGGAGCACGCCCATGAAGTGCTGGCGGATGACGAAATAGGGATCGAGATGGACGACAAAAAAGATTCCGCCAGAGCGGAATTGCCCAATGGGTCGTATGCCAAATGCCATTCCTCCGCCCTCCAGGCCAAGATCGAAGGCGCAAGCTGGCACCTGATTATTGGAGAAGAGGCGCAGGACATCAACGCGTACGTGTGGCGCAAGTCGATCGTGCCCATGGCAGCCTCCACGGCCGCCAGCTTCGTACAGATCGGGACCTGCAATATGACCAGGTCCGCCTTCTACGACAAGTGCCAGCAGAATGTTCGGGAGGACGTCAAGCAGCAAGATCAGACCCTCAAGCTGCATTTCCAGTACGACTTTGAAGTGGCCGCGAGAGCGAACCAGTGGTATCGAATTCACATCCAGAAAAAGATGGCCGAGTTGGGGTACGACTCCGACGAGTTCAGGCTGTCGTACCGCCTCCACTGGATTCTCGAAAGGGGCATGTTCGTCGAGCCCACTCTGTTCGACCTGATGGGGAAAAATTATTCGCCGGTGACCTACGATCCGGTGAACGTGATTTATGTGGGAATCGACGTTGGGAAGGCGGAAAGCTCCACGGTTGTAACGGTGGTGCAACCGGACTACACTAAAGGTGGTTATGTAGGCGAAGGAGACTTCCGGTGCCACAAGCGGGTTTTGAACTGGCTGCAGATCACTGGCGACGATTATGTCGCGCAGTTCAGCCAGATCCGGGACTTCTTGGTCAACTACCGGGGATTGAAGCGGATCATGATCGACGCCACGGGCGTCGGCGAGGCAATGGCGGATATGCTGGAGAATTATTTCCAGGCGCAAATTGCCGCGAACGAGCTGGAGCTGATACGGTTCATTGCGGACCAATCGACCAACCACGACGGTTACTCACGCCTTCTAGCGGACCTGCAGAACGAACGATTCGAATACCCCAACAGCGAACGAGCCCGAAAGGGCCAGAAGCAGCGCAATTTCGTCTCGCAGATGACGAATCTGCAAAAGGTCTACCGTGGCGCTTATTTGGCCGTGGAGGCCGGGGACGAGACCTCCTATAAGGACTTCTGTTCCAGCTTGATGCTTGGCTGTTTGGCGTGCGACTTTGTTGCCGATGAGAACAGGGAGATCGAGGAGCACGACAACTTCTTCCTGAATCCCGGCAAGGGCCGCCACCAGCGAGGACTTGCGTCGGATCGTGAAATGCCGTTTCATAGATTGTGAGGGCCATGTCCAGAACAGCGGATTTTTTAACGGAAGCGGAAGAGGCTCATGCACAAGGTCGAGCCACCCCAGAGCACAAGAAAATGCTGAAGGCACACCACGGAAAGAACTGGAGTGCTAAGGCGAAAAAGGCCGGCGCAGAACCGCGGTTCGGCCCGCACAGGCAAACGCATTCCCAGTTGAAGTTTGCCAGAACAGGCGCCAAATCCAGTTTAGAGCGGTCCGGTCAAGACTTCAACATTCTGGGCCATGCCGCGTTGCCGGGCGGGCACGCCGGCTACGGGAGGTCCATGTGAGCATTCGAAGCAAAGGTCAAAAGTTCGCAAATTTCATGACGGGCAGCCCCGAACCAAGGGTGTGCACGGATTGTGGTCTGGTCGAAACGCACAAGCACAAAGCCCCTGGACATCTGGATAAAACCCCGCACAAGTGGTCTGTGAGAGGTGCTGTTCAAGGTCTGGCCAAGGTGGGCACGGCTATTTCCTTCCAGGATCACTTCGTGCTTGGCGAACCGGGCCATGCGCCGGCGGCGACCCACGAGATGCACGACGGCCGGGAAGAGTACCGGGGCAGCGAGTTTCAGCAACGCCGCGCCGAGGCGCGCGGAAAAATCAGTCAATAGGAGCGTTTTATGACAGTAACGAGTCTCAGCGTGGACCCGGATCTGAACCGGCTCTACGTGAAAGCAACGGGCGGCGGGGTGACCAATTATTTGTACGCCAAAGACAACGTGGCCCTCGATCAAATCTCCATGCCGGCGTCCAAACTGGCCGCCATGGTCTTGGCCGAAATCGCGGCCTACCTTGCGGCGATCGCGCAGTTGGCGAATCAGGTGGTTACGGTTTCCAATCTGCCGGATTTACCAACGGTGACATTTGGTGCATCGCCGGTTACGAATCCGGGCTACGGTCAGGTGTCGATCACGGCCACGGTGTACAGCACGTCCTTCACGATCACCATGAGCACGGTGAGCTTCCTGGACTGGTCGCTGATGACGACGCCGCTCTTCACGCAGCGAGTGGCACAGATCCTCGCCCTGCTGGCGAAGCAGAGCCTGACCGGCCCACTGTCTGGGTATACCGGAAGTTTCTGAGGAGGAACCATGTGTTCTCATTGTGACGAAGCAGATATGCACGGCAAGCTCGCGGAGCATCACAAAGGCCTGGCGGACGAAGCGGCCAAACAGGGAGAGTGGGACGAAGAGAAGCACCACTCGGCGAAGCACAAGCACCACCTGGCCCAGCACCACAAGCACAAGCAGGCCGCCAAGGAAGAGCACGAAGGCGCCAAGGAGGAATAAGCTATGGCAGTCAAAGCGCGCCCCGGCGAGGGCGCATTCTCGCAAGACAATACCTCCGGCCGCGGTTTTTCTACGCCGCCCGGAAATCCCCGCGTTCCTCCAGGCTCCCGAGTAGGAAGTCCGCGGAAAGGTCCCCCTCCGGGAGGGCATGGCGATCAGAACCGCGCGAGCCAGGAGCGTACCCGCGTGGACACCGAAACACGATAGCGCTTCATTGACGAAAAGAGGAGGTAAGCAGAAAACCATGTCTACAGTGATTATTACAGCGGCTGTTCCTTTCGATGCCGAAGGCTCCTGGCTCTTGTCGGGTACGGTTGACGGCAATTCGCATCTGATGGAATGGACCAAGCCTTTCAACCCCACGGAACTGACGGGTACCAGCGTGGCGCAAGCGTTCTTGGATGACTGGGCCCGCATGGACCAGCTCATCAACAATCTCGTGGCAAGCCGAACGGTCAACATCACACACCCGCGTTCGACGACGCAGGTTGCGGTGACATTTGGCAACAAGGCGACGTGCTACTCCCTGGTGGCAGGCTACGACCGGGTGCAGATCACGGGGACCATCGGCGGTGTCACCTACACGTGCATCGTGCGCCAAAGGGACATCGTGGAAAGAGCATACGCGATGATTCCTTCGCCGGACATTTCCCAATGGCTGGCGAAAAAGCTGGTTGACAACTATGTCCGCGGCGGCAGTTGGCTGGCGGTTTTCGTCAACACGTTCACCGGGTTGACGAGCACGACCAGTTCCAGCACCACTTCGACCAGCACGACCACTACGACTTCGACCACTACGACTTCAACCACTACGACTACCACGACCTCGGATGCCCGGTTGAAGGAGATCCTGTCCAAGATCGCACAGGTGTTCGGCTTGAACGTGTACGCGTTCTATTTCAAGGCCGACCTCGAAAAGAAAGTATACGTGGGTCTTCTCGCGCAAGAAGTTTACGAGCGCTATCCGGAAGCCGTTGTTGTTGGCGGTCCTGTTCCGGAGAATGAGCCGTGGCAGATCAACTACGGCAAGCTGTTCGAGCTGTTGGGGTTGGGCAATGTGAATACCCAGATCCTGATGGCTCTGGTGGGCCCCTACGTTGAAGATGGGCCGCTGGTCGAGGAACCTCAGCAAGAAGTAGCGTCGTCGGTTCGCAGGCGAAGCTACCATGGCCCGGTCATCTGACCGAAAACCTGCTAACCTCCGTGTAGGCGGCGCCCCAAAAAAGCGCCGCCCGCATTCGATTGGAGAGGCATGAAAATTGGACTTTTGACGGCCTTCTCCGCAATGTTGGATCACTACAGCTTAACCGCTGTGGTGCTCGGGCAGTTGCGGATGATTCACCACGCTGGTCACACGCCCGTATTGATTGGGCTTGAAGATTTCAAATGGCCCGAGGCGCCGGATTGGGTTGAGATCCGCGCCGGGCTGCCTGTTTGGGCCAAGAAGGATTACAAAAGCCTTTCGGAACTGCCCATGGAGCATATCGACGTGGGCAGAGCAGCTTGCCGGTGGATGGCCGGCAGCCTCGGCGATCTGAACGCCCTGTTCTCGCACGACATTCTATTCACGGGCTGGAATTTGCCGCTGAACCTGGGAATGCAGGAAGCGGCTACGTTCTGGCCTTTTCCGCATTTTCACTGGGTGCATTCCGTTCCGGGTGGAGGCATGCGCGATTACTGGCGGGTGCCACCCAACGGGAAGCTCGTTTATCCGAACCACCAGGACCGCATTCGATGCGCGGAACATTTTCGGACCTGGCAGGAGAACGTGCTGATAATTCCGCATTCAAAAGATCCCCGCGAGTACATGTTCCGCACCGATCTGGCGGAGCGTTTGGTGACCGAGTACGACGTGCTGGCGGCGGACATCATTCAGGTGTACCCGATCCCGATCGCTACGAGCCAAAAGGCGCCAAGGAAGTGATCGAGTTGTTCGGCCAACTGAAACGCCACGGAAAAAGCGTGCGCCTGATTTTCTGCAACGCTTGGTGCAACACGGATGAGCGCCGGGCCGACGTGAAGTTTCTGATCAACCACGCGTTCGACCAGGGGCTCACTGACCGGGAAGTGATTTTCACCAGCCGGTTCGATCCCGAGTTTGAGGTTGGAGTTTCACAGGCCGTGGTGCACGATTTGATGCAGATAGGCAACCTTTTTATTTGCCCATCGAAGTCAGAATCTTTTGGATACGCGCCCGCAGAGGCGGCTCTGTGTGGACAGCTTTTGGTGCTGAACCAAAATCTGCCCATGTTCCAGGAAATCGCCGGCCCAGGGAGCGCTCTGCATTTCACGTTCGGCAGCTACCAGCAGCAGGTGGAGATGCCAGACAAGGCGGCTTTTTTCCGGGACATGGCGAAGATCATCGTGCACACGATGGAGTCGAACCACGTTCTTCGGGCTAAGACGTTCTACCGCCAGCATTACCGATGGGAAGCGGTCTGGAGTCAGATCGAGCAAGCTATCCTCACGGAGACAGTGCGGAAATGACGGTTGATGAAGAAGCACGGGATGATCACGAGCGGCGCGAAGCGCACAGAGCTGCTCGAGCAATCCACGAGTCTCAAGGTGCCTCGGGCTTTATGGCCACCAAGGCACACCTGATGAAGTTGCAGGATGCAGGTAGGGTCGCTTCCATTCAGAAATTCGAGCGCCCCTATTTGGAAAAGTTCAAGGAGCACGTACGCAAGCACGGTATGGCACCTATCATTCTGCGCCACGAGGGTGAAGGACACTACCATATAGAAGACGGGCACCACCGTCTGGCTATAGGACGCGAGATGGGAATGGCAAAACTGCCAGTTGTCATAGGCGAGCGAGGGAGCAGAACGCACAAGTCTGGTCAGGATTTCAACGTCTTAGGTCACGCAGGACTTCCAGGCGGGCACGCAGGATACGGACAGTGAGGCTCTAATATGAGCATGGGCGACATGACCAGGTTCACGCTGAATCGCGTGAACCGGGACTACCCGATCACGTCGGGGCACGAAATAGACATCTGGCATCAGAACGCCGCCCGCATTCTGCAATACGGCAGGCTCTGGAACTTCTACAAGGGCAACCACTGGAACTATGTTCCCGAGGCCGGCGAGCCTGTGACCACCGCGAACTTCGTGCAGCTTTTCGTGGACAAGCACTCGCAATATCTGTTCGGCAATCAGTTCACGATCCACGCGAATTTTCGCGGCAGCGCCTATCAGGCAGCCGAAGACCTGTTGAACGAGGAGTGGGAAAAAAACCACATTGGGCAGCTTGGTTTCCAGATGGGCCAAGTCGGAGGGGTGACAGGCGACTGTTGGGTAAACGTCGGGATCGACAACGATGCGGTCTTTGGCGATCGCGTAAAGTTGACCGTCTTTCCAAGCGAATTTGTTTTCCCGATTTTTTTCAGAAATTCCGACCGCGGATTTTCCGGTTTGCTGGTGCAGTGGCCCGAATCGGAAGTGGTGAGCAATGCTTTCGGCCGCGTCAGGGTTCGGACCTACGTCGCGGGGCAGTATTGGACGAAGGATGAGGTTTGGGAACTGCGGGACGGCCAGCCCATCAGCAATTCCAAGCCGAACCTTTTGGGGGAAATTCCGTTCACGCATATTCCGAACCTGATGGTGGGCACGGAATTTTTCGGCATGTCGGACATCGGCCAGGTGGTGGACTCGAATCGGGAGTTCAACGAGAAGACCACCGACTTGGGCGACATCATCAACTACCACGCGGCGCCGGTGACCGTGATTTATGGCGCGAAGGCTTCCACGCTGCAAAAAGGCGCCCGTAAGGTGTGGAGTGGTCTGCCGAAGGACGCCAGGGTGGAGAACCTGGAGCTGCAGGGCGATTTGGCGGCGGCACGCGAGTACCTGATGAATCTGAAGGACACGTTGTTCCAGCTTGGCTCCATGCCGAAGGTTGCCTTTGGGGGCGACGTTCCGATCTCGAATACGTCTGGCGTTGCCCTGGCCATCCAGTTCGCTCCGATCCTGGAGCACATGAAGAAGAAGCGGCTCACGTATACGAAGGGCATCCAGTACGTGAACTACCAAATTCTCCGCGTCCGGGAAATTTTGGGAGACTACAAGGCCAATGGCCGTCCCCTGCCTTACTACAGCGGCGTGAAGTGGCCGGACCCCCTGCCGCGCGACAAGCAGCTTCGGTTGAACGAGCTGACCGTCATGCAGCAGATGAAACTGCTTTCCCGGGCCATGATCTTGCGGGAATTGATCCACGATGACATCGCGCCAGCCGAGTTGGATGTGAGCGACGCACAAAAGGTTTTGGACGAAGTGGACGAAGAGCTTCAAAAGGCAACAGAGCAAGAAAACGAGTTGCAGTTGAACCACGCCGTGAATCTTCAGGAAGCTGGTGTGAGTGGTGGAGCAGGCGGTGCGGGAGGTCCCAAGCCGCCCGGAAAAAAGCCGCCAAAGACAGAGGCGGCGGCAGCCGAGGAGTCCTCAGCCAAAGCCGAAAAACAGGCAGGAGCGCAGGCCTCGGGAGTGTAGTGGTAGCATGAAGTTGTGTTTTGGACCCGAAAGGGTGTATGAACAGTAAGGAGGCAACATGCAGAAAGCGATTAACCCTCAGCCGGGCCGCGTGAATGACGAACGGGGCATCGGGGTGGAAGCGGGCGCCAACAAGAGTCAGCGGAAGACCGGGTATCGCCCGGACGCCACTCCGCGGGCCACCACCAACTCGCTCGATCCGGACGCCCTGGTTCGGGTGGCAGTGGATCCCCGCCTGGCGTAGTTCAGCTAGGTGAAGAATTTTCACGAAGGATAAGGAAACCATGGCAACATCACAGGTCACACCAGCAGCCGGAGAACAACCAGGATCACCCGCAGGAGCCCCGCCGCATCAGGCAGCAGCCGGTAATGGGGGCATCTCGGCGGAAGAGGTAGAACGCAGGCTTGCAGAAGCCAGACGGGATGAGAAGGCCAAGCTTTATCCCGAGATCGAACGTCACAAAGCCGACCTGCAGAAAAAGGAGCGGGAACTGGCGGACGCCCGCGCGGCCCTCGAGACCGCGCAGGATGGAAGCCGGAAAGCTCAGACGCTGGAACAACAAATCGCGGCCCTCACGGGCCAGGTTTCCAGCATGACGGACCAGTTCAGTAAGGCAATGGACGACGCGCTGGACAATCAGCGCAAGGAAAATGAGGAGCAGCGCCGCAGAGATCGGCTTGAGGCGCAGCGCACGGGCCTCCTCCAGAGTACACAAGAGCTGATCCCGGAAATGGTGGCCGGCAACACACCCGAGGAGCTACAGGCAAGTTTCGAGCGCGCGAAGGCGAAGTACAAGGAAATCGCCGACAGAGAAGCTGAGCGCGTAAGAAAGGAACTTGGGGCGCCACTTCGTGAAGCTCTGCCAAAACCGGTATTTCCGGGCACACCCTCAGGTGACGCAGCCGTAACAGCAGGCGGGTTAGAAGCTTGGCGGGACATGTCCCCTCAAGAGTGGGATCAGAAAAAGAAAGATATCAAAGCGAAGATTTTCCAGGATGCAGGGCTCCCAATGAAGCAGCCGCGCTGAAAGGCGCAGGACTTTGCTTAAGGAGCTACGTCAATGGCACTTACGGGTACGGCGACAGCCGGTGTGGTAACCGGTTTGCCGCAAGCAATTCTGAACGTCTATTCGCGCGAAATTCAGCACCGCGCGCTTCCGGCCATGCGGTTCGAGCAGTTCGCCGTCATCAAGGACGAACTGACCCGGCAGCCCGGCCTGACCATTTATTTCACGATCTACGAGAACCTGGCGCTCGGCGGACCCCTCACCGAAGGCGTCAACATGACCACGCAGGCCATGACCGCCTCGCAGGTCTTTGTAACGGTGACCGAGTATGGCAACGCAATTGCCATTTCGGAACTGTTGCTCCAGTCCGCATACGACGATGTGTTGACCGAGGCCGCGTACCAGTTGGGGCGCGACTACGCCCGTGTCACCGACTTGCTGTTGCGCAATGCTGTGATGGCATCGGCAAACTCCATCGGCTCGGGCGGCGCCTGGCCGCTGTCCAGCATTTCCCAGCCGTTGCGCATCGACGACCTGCGCGCCGGTGTCGAGCGTCTGTACACCCTCAACGTTCCCAAGTTCAATGGGGACTTTTTCGCCTGTTTCGTTCACCCGCATCAGGCTTCCAGCCTGAAGCGCGATCCGGAATGGGTGTCGGCTTCGACTTACGGCGCCACCGAACAGCTCTTCCGCGGCGAACTCGGCCGCTTCGACGATGTTCGTTTTGTGGGCACCGGGCACATGAACAATGGCGCGGTTCTCTCCACCGATCCGGCTTACGATGCCACCCTGGTTACGGCCGGCGCAGGCTCCGTCAATCTGTACAAAGCGGTCCTGATGGGCGACAACAGTTACGCATGGGCGGTCGGGCTTCCGGTCGAGATGCGGGACAACGGCGTCGAGGACTTCGGCCGCAAGCATTCGCTTGGGTGGTATTCGATCATGGGGTCGAAGATCATCAACGGCGACAACATTCTGCCGATCGTGTCGGCGTAGCGCCAGGGCGTTTGGTCAAAGTCTGGTCGAAATGAAAGGAGAAAAATGCCTATAGGTGCACTCGGTTATGTCGGAACGGTTCCTGTCGATAAGGGGGCCGTTCGCAACTTCATAGAAAAGCAGTATTCCATCGCCGCGCGGGGAACCGCGGGCACGGATGCGGAAACGGTCCTTGACAAAATGCTGAAGGGAAGCGGCGCCGCCGCGGATCCCATTCAGATCGATTCGGTTGAGGTCATTGCGCAGGCTGCGATCGCCGCAAATGGATCGAACTACGTTACGTTCAAGCTGTATAACCGGAAGGGCGATGGCACAGGGACCGATGTTCTGGCTTCCCTGACCACGGCCTCCGTGTCACAGGCTGCGTACGTTCCGTTCACTCTCACACTGGACGCTACGAAGGCGCCACCCAAACTGAACGATGTGTTGACCTTCTCCGTCGAGCATTCCGCTGGCGGAGTGGCTACGCCTCAGATGGCCGTGCGCATTCGCATCCGCGCGTAACAGCGCAAACTTGAACACTGCTTCGGTACAATCAGGTATCGCCCGAAAGGGGCGGTGATTGCAACGAGGAAAGGTAAAACCATGGCAAAGAACACAACGCTGGATATTCCAGAGGCAGTTCCGGAGCGGACAAAACTTCCGCAGCCGAAACGAATGATTGAAGTTCCGCTGCCTGCTGGCACGAGAAACACGAATTCTGAACCCGATACGTCACACTCTGTAAGAGGGCGGGAAATCACGGGAAAGACCGAGGAAGGCAAGCCGTTCAAGGGAGAAGTCCCCCCGGCCGCTTTCAACAGCTCGGTTATGGATCAGCTCGCCGAAGGCGCGCGGGCAAACGACATCCCGCTTCCTCCGCAGGGCCTTACGACAACGTCCAACCTTTACAACGACCCTCCGCCGGCGCCCAAGCCGGTGTTCACCGATCCAAGCACACAAGCTCCTCCCCCGGTCGGGCCGGCTTCCAGGGCGGACCTTCGCACGAAGATCCAGATTGGCCCCATCGATGAGGCTCTGGTTTCGGAGGAAAAGGTAGTGAAGGTGAGGCCCAGGTTCACCGGCAGCAGGTTCATTGGGCCGTACCGCTACTACTTCACGAAGGACGTGGTGTGCGAGGTGCCGAAGAGTGTTCGCGACGGCTTGATACGGGAGGAACTGGCTTACCCGTACTACGAATAATCGGATGGTGCAGTGGCCACTATTTCAGCATTACGGGAAACGATGCGGGGCCAGCTTGGAGACATCTCCTGGCTCACGGGAGAGCGGCGTTTCGACAATGCTCTCCTGAACGAGGCCCTGTTCGAGGCCCTTCGCCAGCACAACAAGTCTTACACGTGGGCAACAGTTCCCGTGGAGGAAGAACAGCTCATCCTGCTGCTGGCGAAGGTCCGCATCGCCCGGGATAAGGCGCTGGAATATGCTCTAGATACCCGAGTTTCCGTAGGCGCGAATTTTTCCGCAGACAAGACGGGCAATTCACAGATGCTCATTACCGCCGCTAACGAGCTGCGGGACGAGTACGACTACCAGCGCGATCGCATCGCCGCACAAGACAATGTGAGCGGGGACATCGTGATTGGCAACCTGGTCCGGGACAGTAGGCTTATTCACGCCAAGGTTCCCGTGCAGATTGCGCCGCCGCCTCCGAAGCCGAAACTCCTGTCGGTTTCCTACCTCTACTATCCGAACGCCAGGGTGAATCCGCCGGCCGACACAGGAGGATTCCAGAACATCGCCGTTCCTTTCGGGCGCCTGGTTTTGGACTGGGCCCGGATGGACACAGGCGATCTCGCATACCTTCGCTTCTACGCTTCGCAGAATCCACGGGCGCCTCTTGAAACCTGGCAGGTGATCCGCACGATCTACGACTATTACTCCGACACGCTGGCCTTCGAGCGCGTTTCAGGCCCCTGGATTTCGACAGGGGAAGCGCAGATGGCCAAGAACGAATTGTGGATGGAGTACACTCTGCTGCCGACCGGGACGTGGTACTTCATCCTGGCGGCGGTCAACTGGAACATGCTGGCCGCGATGAGCGATCCAGTTTCTCTGAAGGTAGAGAACTTCATCGACTTGCTGGCCGACACAATGGTTTTGGAGGTTTGAAATGGGATTTCCAAGAGGTAAAGGTAAATTAAACGAGTACTTGTACCACGTCCCACGCGGTAGTAAGCACGGGCCTATGGGGACTCCCTCATTCGGTTCGCATAAGGAAGCAGAAAAGTACTTTGGGCCAAACTCCTCGGGTGAGAGGTACACCATTCACGGTGAGTTAGGTCACTACTATACCAATGATGTTATGAACGGAGGCACCTTCGATCCGGTAACAGGCGACCATAACGCCGGTGGCAAGCATGGCAAGTTTGGCAAAAAACATCCCGGCAAATCGCACAGCAAGCCGGGGCACAATCCATTTGGTCGCAAATCCGGTCAGGACTTCAACATCCTGGGTCATGCGGGGCTTCCCGGTGGGCATGCGGGTTACGGCCGATGAAGTTCCCCTGGACCGAAGAACTCTGCCAGCAGTGCGGAGCCTGCTGCTACGTAGCGCACGGGGTTCCTGTTCCCAACTTGGAAGAGGTAGCAGATCACCTGAACACCACAGCGGATTTTTTGCTCCGAGTGGAGGCTGTGGAGGTAGCCCAAGACAGGCCGGGTAGTCTGCCGGTTCTTAACACCAGGTCTCACGGGCGCTGCGCTTTTTTGAGCCGAACGGAAGGCAAGCACTCCTGTGAAATTCAAGGCGTAAAACCGCCCACATGCAAGACGTTCAGGTGCTGGCTGCTCGGATCGGTGGAGGAATACGCCAACCTTGACGGCGATGTTCTTCACAGCAACCCGTTCTTCGGTTTGGAAGAAGCGGCGGTGAAGGAGCGGGCTTTTTCTTTTATCGCTGCGATGCGCGCCAGCATGGCCTGGGACTGGTGGTGGAGCGGCAACACGGACGCCATTACGCCGGCAGCCATGGCGGCCATGAACTCAGTCAAAGATTTTTCCGCGATCGCGCAGGTTTGAAATGATCGACGGCATCAAAATCTCGGTCAGCATGGACGCCGTTCTGAAACGGATGGAGAACATGCTGAAGTTCACCCGGCTGAAGGGTGTCGCCGTCGAGTCCTCAGCCATCCTGGAAAAGCTCTACCGGAAATATACGCCGGTGTCGAAGGATCCCAACCAGCCTTCGCCGGGAAAATTGCGCGCCGGGTGGAAAGGCGAAGTGGAGACGGACGAGCCGCACGCGAAGCTGAAGATCCTGATTCGGAACATTGACCCACGAGCGGCGAAAATTTGGCCGCTGTTGCAGAGTGGGACCAAAAGGCACGCTATCCAGGCGGTTCATGCCAAGGTGCTGGCTTTCCAGTTCGCCAGCGGAGATCAGTTTTTTGGGCCGCGAGTGAGGCACCCTGGCGCCAAAAAGTCCGTGGACAAGGTGGCAATGGACCGGGAAGTGCAGACGGAGTTGACCAGGTTGAAGAAGAGAATTGCCGAGGCTCTGGCTTCGGAGAAGACGGTAGTAGGACCGGCCTAGCGGGCCGACACAATGGTTTTGGAGGTTTGAAATGGGATTTCCAAGAGGTAAATTAAACGAGTACCACGTCCAAGGTAGCGGTCACGGAAAAGGCGGCGAGATGTTACCCGCTCATGAGTTTGAGCAGCAGGGTAAAAGTCATCCCGGCGGCCAGTTTTTGCATAAGCCCACAGGTAATGTGTACCAGAAAAGCAAATACGGGGGATCCTTGCATCACTTGGGGCACATCAGTGAATTGGAAAGAGACAATTCAGGTGCCAAAGGTGGTGGATTCAGAGGATGGAGGACCCCCCACCATGGAAAAGGAAAAGGAAAAAAGTCCGGCCAGGATTTCAACATCCTTGGTCACGCGGCGCTTCCTGGCGGCCATGCCGGCTACGGTCGTTCGATGTAGGAGAAGCACGTGGAACCCAGCTCCTCGGAATATGTTCTTGTCGGAGAAGTCCGCAAGGCTCTGAGCAACGGAGGCCCTTTGGCGATCGCTGTGGAAGACGCCGTTTTGGGTCACCACTATTACGTGGACCTGGACCGGGCAATGACCACAGAGGAATTGCGCAGAGAATTGTTGAAATGCCGAAGTCAACGCGCACGCTGATTATTGAGGCGGTGGAGACGGCCTTGGGCAAGATCAAGGCCGGCAATCCCGTCCCGAATCTCGCCTCCGGGAGCGCCCACATCTTTCTCTCGACTGTGCGCAGCGTGAACCGTTCGATGTTCGGCATCTCCGACGACAAGTTTCCCGG